ATTTAGGTGGTAAAGCGTCCCACATACTTTATGATAAGGACACTAACGAGCCAGTCATGTCCCTCAAGAAATCATCATATTCGAATGAGTATACTTCAGCCCTACATCCAGATTTTATGACAGCACATAAGTCTGTACTGTTACCACACGAAACTAATAATAGACATTTCCGGCATAGCGCCCACCCTGACAAGATTGATTATTATGGGCGCTCACTTCATAGGAAGGTTTATAATAGATATTATAAACCCTATACCAAATACGAACACGCAGGCAGTGAAGAAGAGACAGTTGACGGTAAGCCGAGAAATGTGCACACTTATCACATTAAAGATGAAGATGGCGACCACATCATGACAGTGAAGTCACATCATGGTCCTGACGCCATTGGTGTTAAATCTCCTGTCACCGCGACAGATCATCCAGGTATAGGGCCTGATAAAAAATATGATCACGATGCACACTATAAACCAGGCGTTATTTCTGTTGGAGCAAAAGTTAACACTCTTGATCATGCATTAAACTTGACCGATCATATGCATAGTAATAAAGATGCTAAAGCACCACGTTTCATGGGTCACAAAACAGCTACTGGCAATGCCAGCTCGTCTAAAAGCTTCAAAACGAAACTTAAGACCGGTGAAGCTATTCCAGCATATCTAGAACACATTAAAAATAAATTTCCAGGAGGGACCGTCCAATCGCAATCAGATCATCATGCTGAGTACGCTACTGACGGGGCAACACACCACTTAATTCATTCTGGTGATCTACTACATCATACAACTTTAGATACGGGCAAATACACATCTGGCAATGGTAGAAACAGTCAAATAGTAGAAAGTACGTAACGAAAGAGGGGCTCGAGCCCCTCTTTCTCATTATGGTATATAGATCAAGCCTGCTTGCGATAAGGCTTGAAACTATACTCTGCAGTCAACGCCTTCTTAGAGACGTTGGTCTTCTTACCGGTGATAAGGTTTTTCATGACAACGAAATTGCCGACATACGTTGCTTCCCCTACAGCGGGACGACCACGACCCGCATTAACCCGATAACGATACTTATTTCCAACTACAATATCCATTATTAAATCCTCATATGTTTAATTGATGAAACCATTCTATCAAATTCTGAATTAATGTCAACTTAAAAGTTTAGCCAATTTAAAATAGGTCATTTCTTCGGCTGTAGTTTTAATCACGTGCCTTTTAAAGCTTCTACTTTCTGGCTTCTTATTATCAGGAATAAGATTCCAAATCTCATCAGGAATTTGTTGAGTTTCCTTTTCTTTGTACAGTGTCTGCCCAAATCTATAAAAGCTTGGATAGTGATCTTCGAATGAGATGTTTTCATTGCGCAGCATTCTAATCATTTCTATACCGCTTTTACCCTGCAGCGATTTATGTGAAAATTGTGCCCTTGCCGCAGATGAAATAGCATTCTTCTTACAATCATGTACTCTCCAAAGAACAGCGTTTACGAGCTCTTGTTGTGTTGGGACAGAGAAAACTCTACAATCAAAGTGTGGTAGATTTTCTAATGTATGTTCGCGGTGTTCTGTTTCAAGCATCCTCCGAACAAATTCAGCAGTTGTAATGCCGCATATGACACTCGCCAACTTTTGAACCTTGCCGTCAAACCACGCAGAACTTTTAAATGCTAACGTAATTTCGTCAGATTGAGTGTATCCAACCACAGCATCAGTTTTTTCCATCAAGGCATGTGTAGTATTCTGCATGGCCCATGACATGTTTGTATCATATGGTTTTTGCATGTATCTAGTGTATTTAGAAAACGCCCGACCGTCGATCCGCGCGATGAAAAAGTCACCTTCTAAGCGAGCACCAGTGTAGGTACTCTCGTATCCTTTAATACGATCACTAAATTCATCGTCATTTAGCACCGTTTATCTCCAATTTTGATTTTATAAATATACCATAGTCTACAGGATATGTACACAGGAAAATTATGGCTGGATTAAATAACGTCGACATCAATAACCTATCTCCATTAGGGTTTGTGTTTAAAATTAACAATTTACCAAATACTGAATTTCATGTTCAGGGTGCTTCATTTCCTGGAATGTCTCTCGGTGTAGCCAGAATCGGTACTGGATTTGTAAGAATTCCTACTCCTGGTAATATCGACTATGACACATTTTCAATCACATTTAAGATTAATGAAAATATGTCCAGCTACAGAGATGTTTTTGATTGGATGGTATCACTCGGTCATCCAGACAATCTCGACACCCAATACCAAAATATTAAATCAGATGCAAGTTTAGTAATTCTAAATTCATCAAAAAGACCAAATATCAATGTTAAGTTTACAGAGTGTTTTCCTACACTCATCTCGCCTATCGAATTCGATACGACACTAGAAGATGTACAATACTTAACTGCTACGGCTAGTTTTACATTTTTAAGAATGTTTTTTGAAGATATTTGAAAATAACAGTTGACATATATGTCAAACTATAGTATAATAGTTATACTGGATTGAAACAAATCTAAATATCTCTTGACTAAACTAATTGAAATGAAAGGTTTGTGAATGAAAGTAATTAACATGTATGCTGGTCCAGGTGCTGGTAAGTCATCTGTTGCGGCAGACTTATTTGCCTTGATGAAGTGGCATGGAATGAATGTTGAATTGGTAGATGAGTACGCGAAAGAATTGTCGTGGGAAAATCGAAAAGAAGCATTAGAAGATCAAATCTATGTAATGGCAAAGCAGAACAGGAAGCTTTGGAGATTGAAAGATCAGGTAGATTACGCAATTACAGATTCTTCTATCATATTAGCACCACTTTATTCTAGTAAAAGCTACATGCCAAAGTATTTTGAAAAACTTACACACGAAGCTTTCCAATCATACGATAACTTAAATATATATCTTAATAGAACAAAGCCTTTTTCTCAGGTAGGTAGGCATCATGATGAAGATCAATCGAGGAAAAAGGATAAAGAAATCGTAGAGATGCTACTTAAGTATGATTACGATTTTGCCTATTTAGATGCAGATAGAAACACTAAATTCCATATTATGGAAATTCTTCGGGAATTAGAGAAATGATTAGAACATTAGTAGATGATAGTGATCCAATTTTAAAAGAAGCGATTGGTCTATTTGACTTCGATGAGCCTGGAACAGACCCAATATCCCTATCTAGAGACTTAGCTGAAACAATGATTATTCAGAAAGGTATTGGTCTAGCCGCAAATCAGATTGGTGAAAAGCATAGGGCATTTGCGATGATGGGTGAAAAGATCGTAGTATGCTTTAATCCTAGAATCGTCGATGTGTCTGAGGAAACGGTTACACTTGAAGAAGGATGCTTATCATATCCCGGTCTATTGGTTAAAGTTAAAAGACCTAAAAGAATTCGTGTACGTTATGCTGAACCTTCTGGTGAAGTGGTTACAAAAGTTTTTGATGGATTAACAGCTCGTGTATTTCAACATGAATTGTCGCATTTAAACGGTAAATGTCACTTAAATGAAGCATCAGTAATTTATCGAAAACAAGCTCTTACTAAATGGAAAAAGCTTAAACGTGAGCGAAAGAAAGCACTACTAGATTTATGAAGCTTGAAGAAATTTTAGCAGAATGGGATAAAGATGCCATGATCGATAAGACCGATCTGGGTAATGAATCTATTCGCATTCCACAATTACACAATAAATATTATCGAATTTACATTCAAGAGAAGCTCATTCTTACGAAATATAAAGAAGAGCATAAGCGGTTGAAGTTAGATAAACACGAATTCTATTTTATGGGTCCAACCCCCGAAACAGAAGAAAAGGGTTGGAAGCTTCCGCCACAAGGCAAGATATTGAAAGCAGACTTAAACAATTATATCGACGCAGATGATGATATAATTAAACGAAATTTAAAAATTGGCATTCAGTATGAGAAAGTAGAGATGCTGAAAAGCATTATCGATTCGTTTAAAAATCGAGGCTTTCTAGTCAAACAAGCTCTTGATTGGGAGAAATTTCAAGTTGGGGCTTTTTAATTGACAGACAAAGTACATTTACAGTTTATAGACTATTCAGATATGAGAGTAAAGGCGGATCCAGGAGTTCTAATGGAGCTGCACGACCGATTTACTCACTTCATAGAAGGTTATAAGTTTTCACCCAAATTTCGAGCAAGGGTGTGGGATGGTAAGATACGAATTCTCAATTCTCACACTGGTGTTTGTCCTATGGGATTGGCACAAGAAGTAAAGAAGTTTTGTGATTCACGAGACTATGAATTTACTTTCGATGATGATTTTGTGTATGAGAATGTTTCGATACATGAAGTAGAAGAATTTATTAAGTCTCTTAATCCACCGGATTGGCTTGATAGTAGAGATTACCAAGTCGAATCTATCACAAAATGTATTCGATCAAATCGTAGAACACTTGTAAGTCCTACATCGTCTGGTAAGTCTTTTATGATTTATGTCTTGTATATGTGGTACTTCAATAAAGGTATGATCGACAAAGGTCTTCTTGTTGTACCTAGAACCGGTCTTGTAACTCAAATGGCAAAAGATTTTGAATCTTATGGGTTTAAAGGTCGTATCATGCTTTCTACTGACGGTCTATTAAAAGATAATGACCTCGATGCTGATATCGTCATTTCTACATGGCAGAGTCTCAATAACGGCGGCAAGGTTAAGATGCCAAAGAAATGGTATCACCAATTCGGGATGGTGTTTGGCGATGAAGCCCACGGTGCAAAGGCCACCCAATTGAAAGCTATTATTGGTGCGCTCGTAAATGCCAAATATAGATTTGGGACGACTGGTACTCTTCAAGAAGATCCACTATTCGCTGAAACAATTATCGGCCTCTTTGGTCCAAAATACAAGTCTATTTCATCGAAAGAAATGATGGATGCCGGCTACGCGGCTCAGTTGGAAATAAAATGTCTCATTCTGAATTATGATGATGAAATCTGTAAAGAAGCGAAAGGGATGAAGTATGCAGATGAAATATCTTATATTACAGAAATGCCTGAAAGAAACAACTTCATTAAGAATCTAACTCTCTCACTTGACAACAACAAATTAGTTTTCTTTCACCGAATTAAACACGGTAAAGAGCTTAAAGAGCTTATTGAGCTAGGCGCTATCGGACCAGTGTTTTTTATTGCTGGTGAAACAAAATCTAATGAAAGAGAAATTATCAGGGTTCAGATGGAAGAGGAAGCGGCGGCGATTCTTTTGGCGTCTCTTGGCACAACATCGACAGGTATTTCAATCAAGAAACTAAAGCATATGATTGCCGCTCACCCATCGAAGGCTAAAATTACAGTTCTTCAAGCCATCGGGCGCATGTTAAGAAAGCATCCTGAAATCTTAACAGTGTATCTTTACGATATCGTCGACAATCTAACGAACGGCAAAGCGAAGAACTATGCATTAAAACACTTCGAAGAACGCGTAAAAATTTATGATGCTGAAGGTTTCTCATATAAAATATATAATATACCAGTAAAGAAGCTTAAGAAATGAATATAGTTATAATAAGATTGATAGATGGCACAGAAATTATCGGCAAATCTGAAAGTGATGGTATGACTGACGAGTATTTTAATCTATCTGAATGTTATCAGATGGTAACTAAATTGGTGTCGAGTGAAGATGACCATGCCGCAACACATTTGATCCCATTTATGCCCCATTCGAACGAAAAATTGTTTACATTTTCGGGCCGGCATGTTATAGTGCATACTACGCCGTCGCAAGAAATGATGTTATATTATTTAGACATCATCCGCGAAGTCGAAATGGCCAAAAAGCGTTTGGCCGACCACACCCCAAATTTTACAACACAATAAAGGAGTCGCTATGGCGCGCAAGAAGGGTCCACATTATGTGAATAATAAAGAGCTGTATGAAGAGCTCAAGCAATATATTATTCAATGTAGAGAAGCTGAAGAAGCGGATGAAAGACGTCCGCAAATGAATAAGTATCTCGGTGAAAGCATTTATAAGATTGCTACTAGACTTGCTAGCAGACCAAACTTTATAGGATATTCATATAAAGAAGAAATGATATCAGATGGTATCGAGAATTGTATTCAGTATGTCCACAACTTTAATCCTGAAAAATATACTAATGCCTTTGCTTATGTTACTCAAATTATATGGTTTGCGTTTCTTCGACGCATCGATAAAGAGAAAAAACAACAGTACATTAAAATCAAGTCAATGCAAAATTCATACACCATGAATACGTTAGTTGATAGTCCAGAAGATGCGCCACACTTCGATAATGTTTCTCTTGATTTATATTCAGATCAGAATGTAGAACTTATGAAGAAATTTGAAAAAAAGAAGAAACCGAAGAAGACACCGAAAAAGAAAGGTATTGAAAATTTCGTAGAGGGAAATGATGATGAATGAAATGGAACAAGTGAAAAAGATACTATCGCCGCCGAAGATAACAAAGAATGATATTAATGAGTATCTCAATAAAAAATATCGAGATGCGACAGCTCCAGCTAGTGTTAAATTATTAAACGAGAAGAGCCGCATACTAAGTCAAGTATCGTCAATTGATTTAGATTTAAATAGAGCCAAATATCTTAAAGATATAGATTTTCGTCGTCAAATTGATGAACTTGAGGTTGACATAGACCCAGTCACGAAGACCATAACCATATCTTATGATGAACATAGAACTATAGAATATGAAGCTCGCAGGTTTTTTTTCTTCACCCGAAAACTAAAAGCAAATCTAGTGAATACGTATGGCATAGCTAAATATGACAAAAACTATGGTTGTTTCTTTATTAAACCTGGTTTCGAAATATTAAAATTCAAGATCGATGGTATTGTTGAGCAATTGATTCAGATAGTAGATGACCGCGTCAGAGACAAAATCCGCGCGGACATAGAAACTAAAGAAAATATAAAAAGAGTTGCCGAAAAAATCTTTTCGACACATAAATAATACAATAAGACTTAGGAACTAAAATGAGTAAAATGAACACGGTCCCAGTCGTCATTCAACAGACGATTGAATCTATGTTAGATGATAGGACTCCCGATAACGTAAAATTTAACAACAAAATGATGTTGGAGAATATTACTGAAGTATGTGATATAGCTCTTAAGAAGTATGAACAGCAGAGTGATAGAATGAGATCGTATAAATAATCATAGTAAGCACCGAAATGGGTAAGCTATGATATTAAAAAATAAATATACGAAATTTTACTACTCTTTAATTAACAAAAGAAAGGATGAGTCGCCTGAAGGAATAATTGAAAATCATCACATAATTCCCAAATGTTTGGGTGGAAGTAATGAAGTTGAAAATATAGTAAAAATAAGTCCTCGTGAACATTTTGTATGTCATCTTCTTCTTACAAAAATGACTATAGGTGAAGATAAGCGAAAGATGCATTGGGCTCTTCATAGAATGGCTTTCTCGAAGACATCAAAAATGTCTAGGAAATATACTTCTAGAGAATATGATCTGGCTAGAAAAATTCATTCTAACTTTCTAAAGTCATATCATCCATCTAAATTCAATCCGAATTGGATTAAATCTGTTTCTGATGGTGTGACTAACTCTTGGAAAGATGACGACAAAAGAAGAGAAAAATTTTCTAAAACTATGAAAGAAAATATGTCTAAATGGAGATCAGAAAATTCTAAAGAGTTTGTTAGAAATCAGAAAAAGGCATCACAAGCATCAAAGTTTGCCAATTGCAAACAGCTTGAATACAAAGGAAAAATTTATATTGGCTGGTCTGAATTAGAAAGAGAAACAGGTCTTAATAAAGCCCAGTATAAATATTATCAACTCGGGCTTAACCCCTTTTTTAGAAAGGGCAAAAATGGTCCTGTATCTCTAGAAGATATACGATATATACTTAGCATTGTTCCTCCTAACATAGCTTTAGAGGAACAAATTTTAACAGAAACACAATTAAGAAAAGGAGGTGGTCGGTATGGCACGTATAGCTTTAATTACTGACACGCACTTTCGGTGCCAGAGGTGACAGTTTAGCTTTCGCAGAATATTTTAATAAGTTTTATGACAATATTTTCTTTCCATATTTGAAAGAAAACAACATTAAACATTGCATCCACTTAGGTGATATTGTTGATCGTAGAAAATATATCAACTACGTGACAGCTCGTAATCTTAAACGATTCCTTTCCAAATTTGATGAATTGGGTATTAGCACTGATGTGATTATCGGAAATCATGATACAGCATTTAAAAATACGAACGAGTACAATTCAATGAATGAATTGTATGGTCACAGTAAACTCAATATTAAATACCATTCAGAACCAACTGACATCAAGATTGATGATATCACTTTAGCTATTCTTCCATGGGTATGCTCAGGAAACTATCTCGAATCTATGGAATATATAAAATCTACGAAAGCTGACGTGCTGTTTGGTCATCTTGAAATTCAAGGTTTCGAGATGTATCGCGGCGCAGTAAACGATCATGGGTTTCCAACAGACATATTTTCTAAATTTGATACAGTATACTCAGGGCACTTTCACCATAAATCGAGTCGAGGTAATATCTCATATCTTGGGAGCCCGTACGAGATAACGTGGTCGGATTGGGATGATGATAGAGGATTCCACGTGTACGACACTCACACTAGAGAGTTGGAGTTTATCCAAAATCCTTATAAAATGTTCCATAAGCTTCATTATAATGACTCCGCCAAACCATTAGAGGATCTTTTAGCTTTCGATACTGAATATTTAAGTGGCTCGTACGTGAAAGTCATTATACATAATAAAACAAACCCATACCACTTTGATATGTTCATCGATAAGGTCGAAGCCGCAGGTGTTTTAGACCTTCAAATTATCGAAGATAATCTTAATCTAAATTTAGAAGATGACGATATGATCGAAGAGGCCGAAGACACACTTTCAATTTTAAGAAAGTCCGCGGAAGTTATCGATAAGAAACCAGAAACGCAACAGAAACTTGACATGTTTCTCACAGCTCTTTATGAGGAGGCACTTAGCATTGAATAAGATATTAGAACAGGGTGTGAATACTAAAACCGTCTTTCAGATAGAAATTTGTGAAGATGGTAGCTATTTAGCCGTAAGAAATGGGAGTCCTATGTTTTGTCTTTCCGCCTCAAGCATAGAAGAAGCGGCCCGCGAAGGGAAAGAAGCCCTAGACTCTTACAAAAAACTTAAAGACGAGGGAAGAATCTAAATGCAGCTCATCTTTGAAAAACTTAGATGGCAGAATTTCTTATCCACTGGCAATCAATTTACCGAAATAGATTTAAATAGATCAAAATCGACGTTGATAATTGGCACGAACGGCGCAGGTAAATCTACCGTGCTTGATGCTTTATTTTACGCGCTGTTTGGTAAAGCATTTCGCAACATCAACAAACCCCAATTAGTGAACTCTATTACACAGAAAAACTTACTTGTAGAAGTAGAGTTCTCAATTGGTAAAAAGAAATATATGGTGAGGCGCGGCATGAAACCGAATATATTCGAAGTATATCAGAGCGATCAACTAATCAATCAGAATTCTGATATTCGTGAATACCAAGAGATGCTCGAGAAGACTATTTTAAAAATGTCAGACCGCTCTATGAGACAGATTGTTGTTCTAGGGTCAGCAGATTATCGACCGTTTATGCAGCTTCCTACTGGTGATAGGCGTTTAGTTATTGAAGACTTGCTGGATATTCAAATATTCTCTATCATGAATTTGTTACTTAAAGAAAAAGTATCTCAAAATAGAATGGATATGCAGTCTGCTGATTATGAAATTGAAATGGTAGAACAGAAAATTGTACTGAATGAGAAGCATGTTAAGTCTCTCATGACTAATAACGACGAGATTATTGATCGCAAGAAAAGAATGATCGATAAGACTGTGGCCGATATTGAAGAATTCGATAAGAATGTTAGAAAATTATCAGTTGATGTTGATGTTTTACTTGAGTCTATTTCTGATCAAAATAAAGCAAATTCGCGGCTCGATAAGATTGTTCAATTAGAAAACACTATCGAGTCAAAAGTTAAGAACATTAAAAAGGAAATCGGCTTCTTCGAGAAGCACGATAGTTGCCCTACGTGTAAACAGGATATTGATGCTGAGTTTAAAACAGAAAGACTCCATGATAGAGAAGAACAACTCCAAGATACTGAAAAAGCTCTTCTTAAATTAGAAGATGAGTATAAGAAGGCAAATGGTCGACTTCTAGAGATTAATACTACTCACGACAGGATTAATAAACTCCAGAG